TAATGGCACATTTTAACCTTGCAGAATATCAGACAGTACAAGAACGTATAGATCTGTTCTGGCAAAAGTGGAGCAGTGGCAGAATCAATGTTGAGTTAGTAACTTTTACTCCTGAGCAGGTTGTGTTTAAAGCAGAAGTGTATTTGCACAAAGATGACCTTTATCCTGCAACAGTTGACTACGCTGAAGAACGTTTAGGTTCATCACCTGTAAACAAAACTTCATTCGTTGAAAACTGTGCCACATCAGCTGTAGGTAGAGCAATCTCTATGCTTGGCGGCGAGTTTAGTCCTAAAGGTAAACGACCTAGTGCAAGTGAAATGAGCAAGGTTCAAAGGCTTAGTACGCCTGAAGTAGCTCGTAACTGGCAGACAGCGTTAGATAGCATAAAAGACATTGAAGGCCTACGATCGCTATACAACGAAGCAAAACAAGGTAAAGCACCTGGTGCTATTCTTGAAGCAATCAAAGGTAAGGCCGATGGAATCACTGGAGCTGCTGCAAAACATTAGCGTACTCTCTGCACACATTAGAGAGTTAGGTGAGTTAGTCGTGTCTTTGACAGATGACCCTATTCTTCGCGGTAAAACGCTTGTCAGGTTGAATGAGCAGACTCTCAGGCTAAACACGCTGATAAGTTACATGGATTAGGTGTTTTAGCATTAACTGTGCTTAGATGTCTGCATGACTCGGACACAACACGACATAGAAAATGAGATTGTTTACTGCACAAGATGCGGTCAAGAACAAAACTATGAGCAAGTTTATAAACGTGTCATACGCAAAACAGTAAACGCCCTGTGGTGTAGAGATTGTCGTGATGATCGCAAAGAAATTAGGCAAGACTACTGTTGGAAACATCCTGCACTAGGCAAACTTTACTGTTGGTTATGGACAGGTGAACTAGACGATAACTGGCAGCCAATAGATGATGAAGGTCAGCTGTATCGCCCAGGTGAACGTATTTGCGGTTTGAAGGACTGCGTAAAACAAACACACATAATTGAAACGAGTGCTAATGAGTAAATTGCGTGTAGGAAGCCTATTCAGTGGCTATGGTGGCTTAGATTTGGCTGTGTTGAATGTGCTTGATGCTGAAATGGCTTGGCACTGTGAATGGGAAGATGCACCTAGTGCGATTCTTGCAAAACACTTCCCTGATGTGCCTAACTATCGTGACGTATCAAAAGTAGATTTTACGCAGGTTGAAGCAGTAGATGTTTTGACTGGTGGTTTTCCATGTCAAGACTTGAGTTTGGCAGGTAAAAGGGCAGGGCTAAAAGAAGGAACAAGATCGGGGCTGTGGCATGAATTTGCTAGAGCTATAGAAGAACTACAACCAAGACTGGTTGTCATAGAAAATGTTAGGGGTTTACTAAGTGCTAAAGCAGATAACGGAATGGAATACAGTCAAGAAGATTTGGATGATTGGGGAGCAGAGCCTGTTTTCACAGCAATACAAGCCGTACTCGGGTCGCTGGCCGATATCGGGTATGATGCGAAATGGTGTGGTTTACGAGCTGCCGATGCAGGAGCTCCACACAACAGATTTAGAGTCTTCATCATTGCCTACCCGAGTGTTCATGACTCCGACAGCTGTTGAAGGTGCAGGTGGTGCAGTTGGAGAAAGAGTCAAACTTGCTAAAGGTCACTATGTGATGTTGCGTGACCAAGTAAAAGATTTGGTTGACGATGAGTTGTTGCGTACTCCTAGTGTGACTGATGCTACTGGTGGGGCTATTAGTGAAACTCAGGCTAGAGAGCGTGGCAGGATGGTCAAGGTTGCAGATCAGGTTGCAGAGTTAGCTGCTGAAAATGGTTTGCAGGTCAGTGAGTCGATAAAGAACAGTTTGTTGCCCACTCCTACAACTATGGATTCTAAAGCCACTAATAACCCTAAGATTGCTCAAAAGTTTCTTGATGCGGATAGGCAAACTTGCTTAACTTATGAAGTTGTTTTAATGCCTACGCCTGCAGTAGGTCACATCCGTAACTATGATGAACCGATTGAAGATTATCTTGCTAGAAGACAAAAGATGATTGACGGTGTTTACAAAGGGATGCCTGGTGTCAGTCTTGGTGTTGCAGTACGCATGGAGATGCTTCCTACAGTAACAGTCCAAGATGGTAAAAACACTGCAGGTAAGTCACAGTTTAAACGCAACACGTTACCTCTAAACGCCGAAGTAACACTATTGCCTACTCCTGATGCTTATGCTGCTGTTCGTGGTGGTTCATCAACTCCAGAATATAAAAAAGCTAGGGGTTCAATGGTGACTCTTAGCGATCAAACTGAAAAAGGCACTAATTGGGGAAAGTTTGCCCCTGCTATAGAACGCTGGGAGAGCCTAACCAGAATCGCACCTAGTCCTACTAAGCCTGATGGTAAAGACGGTAATCACCGTTTGTCTGCAGAGTTTACTGAGTGGATGATGGGGTTGCCTGAAGGATGGGTTACAGCTGAAGACATAGGGCTAAAACGTAACGATCAACTTAAGGCTTGCGGTAATGGTGTAGTTCCACAACAGGCAGAACTTGCTTTGCGTATGCTTTTGCAAGGCTTACAAATTCAGTCTGGGGGGAAGATAGCGATGCTACCAACTCCAACCGTTAGCGACACTTACACAGATAACTTGAAAAGTAGTCAACAGAAAGAAGGCTCAATGCACTCTGTGACTTTACCACAGGCTATACGGCAAATTAGATAAAGAAAGTTAGGACAAAGAATGAGAAAACCTGCTAACAGTTTCGAAGCTGTAAAGATGGTGTTAGATAAAGCACCTAAAGATTTGACTGCAGTTCAAAGACTTGTGCTAATCCAAATAGCCCATCACTATCCGAACCCACATCTGTCACAAAAGACTCTTGCAGCTGAAATAGGTGTTAGGCGTGAAGACACTGTTAATCGTGCTATAGCCGTTTTAGTGCAACGTGATCTGCTTATAAAGACTCGTCAAGGTGTGATGCGTGCAAACAAATATGAACTAAATTACGCTTCACCGTTGTACGGTCAAACCGCTGTAATGACCACACGCCAAACCGTATATCATTTATACGGTCAAACCGTAGTTAAACAAACAATTAACAAAAAAGAAAACAAAGAACGTTTTTTTGATTTTCTAGGGAACTTCCCTAACATGACTGTTAATGAAGCCAAGGTGTATCGTGCTTGGACAAAAGCACTCCTAAAAGGCACTAGTGAAGATTTACTTGTTACTGCTTCGCAGGCTAATAGGGAAATGCTTGAACCTGATGCTTGGTTGAACTTTGAAAAGTGGAAGAGCTATAAGCCACAGGTTGATGAGATTGCTTTGTTGCGTGAGAGAAGTATTTGATGAACATGGAGCATTTGAATGAGTCACGTGTTTTGGGTGGTTTGATGGAGTTAGGTGATGAAGCGTTTTTTGATTTGGTTTGGGATGTCAAGTATTTTGATTCCACTGCTATGCGTAAAGTGTTGCAGCTGATACTAGATCAGATTGATTTAAGTGAACCTTATGATAGGTGGACTGTAGGTGTTAAGGCTCAACGCAAGTTTGGTGCGAACCTTTACATGGATATTCTTGGCTGTCATGAAGATAAGGCTTTCACTTTGTCTGACCTGCGTTTTTGGCATGGTTTGGTTGTTGAAGCCTGGCAGAAACGTGAGTTAGAGCTACAAGCAAAGATTATTATTGAGCAGCCTGATAAGGCGTTAGATGCTGTTAAGGCTATTGCTGAAGTTCATGCTGTTACTAGTGTTGGTGATTCTTTGAATACTGTGCGGGAAGATTATCTTGAACATGTGAAGGTTCGTGAAGATGGTGTTGCTTTGTTGCCTACAGGTGAGCCGTCTATTGATGCTCTGCTTGGTGGTGGTTGGCGTAATGGTATTTATGGTATTGCTGGTAGGCCTAAGCAGGGTAAGTCGATGGTGATGTTGCATTTTGCTCGTAAGTTGGCGGAGCAGGGTCGTAACGTGTTGTTTGTTAGTTATGAGATGGATAAACATCAGGTTTATGATCGTTTGCAGGCTGCAGTGTTTGGTGTTGATTCTAATGAGATTGCTAAGAATCAGTTTGAAAAGAAGTTTGAAGGTGACGCTGTAAAGGCTGGTAGGGATAGTATGCCTGCAGGTTTAGTTGTAGTTAATCCTAAGGATCGTGATGTAAGTGATTTGCATAAGCTCATTATCCGTACAGGGCAGAAGATGGGTGGCTTGGATGCGGTGTTTGTTGATTATGCTCAGATTATGACTTTGCCTAAACATAATGGTAGTGAAGCTGAAATGCACTCTGCTTTGTCTAGTAGGTTGCAGCAGATGGCTGTAAAAGTTGAGTTGCCGATTATTACTGGTTTGCAGTTGCGTAAACCTGAAACGTTGAATGATAAGAAAGTGCCTGGCACTAACGATATTGCTGGTAGCGATAAGTATGCTCGTGATGTGGTAGGTATTTTCTATATTGTCCGTAGCAGGCTTGCAGATGAAGCTGAACATTTGTTAGGTAGTGAGTTGATGTTGAAACTGAGTACTTCTAGGTTTACCCCTGATGGTGTTGCACGTTTTATTGCTGAAGATAAGTTCAGTCGCATAAAGCATAAGGAATGGAGATAGGGGCATGCAGGATAATCAGGTTGAGTGTTGTAGGTGTGGGTTTAAGTGGGTTGTAAACGCTGAGAAACGTGGTCGCAAGGATCTGAAGTGTATTAGCTGTCGTGTGAAGCCTGCAGTTACGATACAGTACGGCAAACTGAGATGCACCCCACATCAAGGCTTGTTAGATAGTAACCTTAATCCGATTGACAGTAATGGTAGTGCGTTTATGCCTGGTTTTCGGTTGTGTGAGCATAGGGATTGTGTGAACCCTACACACGTTGTCAGTCCTTAGAGCTATACTTTTGGGAGCAACAAAATAAAACAAAATAAATCAAATTACGCAAAAGAAAAGAGTAAATTATGGCTGTTGTAAAAGTTTCAGGTAAAGTTTCAAAAGTGTTTGGGGCAAGTAATCAAGGTTTGTCTTTGGTTGAGTCTTACAAGTCTGCTACAGGCGAAGACTATACACGCACTTACACTGTTTGGTTTGCTGTTGCACATGATGTTCCTGTTGATGCTGAAATTACTGTTTATGGACAGTTGTCAACAAAGATTGAAGATTATGAAGATCGTAATGGTCAAGCAGCTCGTAAAGTCAAACTAGACATCAACAACGCACAGATAGACAAGCCTGTTCAACCTGTGTTATCTGCACCTTTCTAAAAGATGCGGTCATGGATTGTAGGTTTCCTTTTTGGCCTACTATTCATAACAAATAGTTTGTTTCACAGTCAACCCTTATCAGTCCTAAATGGAGTGGTAGGGGTTTTCTGCTGGTTAATTGTTATCCTGAATTATTATGGCAAGAGATAGTTTTAGTTTTACAGTGTTCGGTGCAGAGCCACGACCGCAAGGATCTAAAAAGTATGTAGGCAGTCGCAAATCTGCTGCAGGTAATTTGATACCGATGATTATCGAAGCATCACCTGGTCTGCCTGTTTGGCGTAAAGCTGTATCAGATGCAGTAATACAAGCAATGCACGACTCAGGTGATCTGAGCAAGTTTGATGGGGCAGTCAAAGTTGAAGCAGTCTTTTATCTGACACGAAAGAAAACAGTCACTAGAGCATTACCTACAGTCCCACCTGACATTGACAAAATCACAAGAAGTTTGCTTGACAGCTGTAAGCCTGTGTGGGGGGATGACAGTCAGGTTGTCAGGCTTGAAGTGAGCAAGGTGTATGCCACAGGTCAAGCAGGGGTTGCTGTGACTATCAGCAACTATAACGCTTAGATAACAACTGCGACACGCCCATAAAATAAAGTTGCACTATTTGAGTCAAAACTGCTAACCTGAACACATCAGGCAGAAAGTCTGAGTCGGACAAACAAAGGACAAGCAAAATGAACAAAGTTATTGAAGATCTAAGAAACGAAATCAAATGGACTCGTCAGTCTATGCGTGAACAAGAAACAGCTTTAGAAGAAGTCAAAACAAAGATTGCTGCAGGTGAGACTGACGTTATTGCACCAAGTTATTACCTATCATCAATCAGATATCTTGAAGGCAAAATTAGAGCTTTTGAGCGTGCCATTGATTTGGTTGAACTAGCAAAGGTAGGTGCATAATGACTACTCAACAAATCTGGCAACTGTTAGAGATCTATCGTGCAATGCAAACTGCTAACACGATGGTTGCTTACACAAACGCTTTTGAAGAACTACACGAGTTCATTGAAGAACACTGTCTAAAGGTAGGTGCATGATGTCTAGTGAACAACTATTTCTAAACGCTGTTACTGCGTATCGCACCTGGATTGAATGTGGCAAGGATTTCCTAAATCATAGTGATCTGTTTGAAGCGTGGGATGAAGCAGTTTACGCTTATGCAGAGTCAATCAATCTGAAGCGTAGTCAAGCTGTAACTCATGTTGTTATGGCGTTGAAGGTAATCCGATGAAAGCCTTTATCATGTGTGCAATGTTTCTGTTGAGTGCCTTGCTTGTGGTCAATGTGATTGGCTGGATGTGGCCGTTTATAACTCACCCAATAGTTTTCTCTATCTGGTTTGGGTTTCTGCTTATTCTGCTTTGGAAACTATTTGTTAGGGATGCAAGATGAGTGAACCGATACGTTATGAGTCAGCTGAGCGTGTAAGAGATTTTTATCGTGAGCAAGGTAAGGCTACAGAGCAGAAACGCATAATCAATCTGCTACTAGATCTAAACGTGATTAGGCGATGTGCTGCAACAAACAAACTTGTTGCGGTTACAACAAATATGGAAGAAGTCGTTTACTTGACAGGGTTTGAAAATGCCTGACCTAACTAAGCGTGAGTCTGCATACTTTATTGTGTCTGCTGTAGCTGCCTTAGGTGTCCTTGTTATGACCTTAATGCTTTGGGTAGGGACACAGGAAACATGCTGGGACAGATACGACACTGAGCAGGCTGCTATTCAGGCGTGTGAACAGTGAAAAAACAGTTTATAAATCACAAATTGATGCTTTACCCGATTAGGCTAAACATTATGGATGCAGTCTATGAATGGCAACTAAACGAGCAAATCAAACGTCAAGTCTTGTTAGAACAGGAACAAGGGGTGCAGTTGCTTAGACTAGAAACAGGGTTTAGCCGTAAAAGATGTTTAGAAATATTGAAAGGCACAAAGAGCTTGGATGACTTCCCTTGTCGTCCAGGCTACAACACTGAAAGAAGGAACATAAATGAGCTGTAGTAACTGTGTGTCAACTGAGTGTGCTTGCAGGCGTGAAGCAGCAATCAACATTTTTAGTAAAGACTATAAGGCAGGCAAGGTTGCAGGTAGATCGGCTGAAGCCAATAGAACGACAGATGCGTTGATTGAACTTGAACGTGCAGAAATAATCAGTAACGCACAAATGCAGGCCATCCTAGATCTAATACTCGAGAAACTTACTGACGTTATGGATGTGGACTGATGCTTGAGTTTATTGTTGTTGCACTAATAATTTTGGTTGCAGGGTTTATTCTGGCGATGCTAACAAGTATTTTTATGGCTTACCTGACTCAAGCAAATTATGTTGACGAAACGTATAACGATCATGATGACTAGGGCTATAGATGAAGCAGTCGAGTTGCTGCGAGATAAAAACTTGGTTTGGGGTTCAGACTTTGACGGCATACGTTATCAGCTTGCAGATTTGTTGATTGTTTCGGCTGCTCAAGGAGATGTTATGCAAACTCTTGCAGATAGCCTGGCTAAAAGACTTGTTGCACCTTATGCAGCTGAAGTAAGTTATGACCCTAACCTGGAGAAACGTGATGCTTGAAGATCTAGTTATACCTACAAGACAAACGACTTGCAGGATTAGAACTATCAAAGATGACATACCTGACAAAGATGCAACTATTCTTGAGCAGGCTGTGATGAACCCTGAATGGCCTTGTAAAACTTTGAGCAATGAACTGTTGAAACGTGAAATAAAAGTCAGTGACACATCAATCAAAAGTCACAGAGAGAAGCGTTGCTCATGTTGGAAGACTTAGTTACCCCTGCACCTAAAGTTGTAGTCCCCGAAGGCTGGTCTGCGAGCATCGTTTTTGATGGTGAAGGAGGAACAGCAACTCTGCCTGCAGTTGAAGGCGATAACCCTACAGACATTGAAGCGTTTTTGCGTGATGCAGGAATCAACCCTGACGAAATAGACATTATCGGTGAACCTAGAATCAGTCGCTGGCAGGTTGCTAGACCTTTTCCCTTAGATCCGATGTGGATGACTGCAGTTCGTATTCGTTGGCGTAGAAAAGGGTTAGCAAACAATCTGCCGTTACTGTATTCGTTAGCAAAGAAGTCAAAGCCGCCTGTAGTCAAGCCCTTTTCCCCTGGTAAGGCCTTAGTCATACTCTGGTCAGATTTGCAGGTTGGAAAAGTAGATTATAGGGGTGGGATAGAGCAGATGATTGAGCGTGTTGCAGAAACACAAGTCAAGCTGATCAAGTTAGTCAAGCAGACTAAACCTGAACGCATAATCTTTTGCGATGTCGGTGACACTATTGAAAACTTTGGCAACGTTGCAGACCTTCACCAGCTCGCAACAAATGATTTATCTCTTATGGAACAGGTTGACCTTGCAACTTCTATGGCTTGGGACACACTAAAACAGTTATGCAAGTTTGCCCCGATAACTTATCTAAGCGTAGGTTCTAATCACTGTCAGTTTAGAGTCAACAAACAAAAGGTAGGCAAAGCAACAGATGACTGGGCTATTCACATAGGTCGAACTCTCGCACGACTCAGCAAAGAAGTAGGCCTTGACATTACGTTTCACGAACCTGCAAAGCATGACGAATCGTTAGCGTATGACGTATTTGCTGACTCTTATCACGTTTTAGGCATGGTGCATGGACATCAAGCAAACAGACCTGAAGGCATCCCTGACTGGTGGCGTAAACAATCATTTGGTAAACAGTCTGTAACAGCTTCAACAGTCTTAGTGTCAGGACACTTTCATCACCTTCGAGTTCAAGAATTAGGATCAACAAGCAGAGGAACATCACGCTACTGGATTCAAGCTGCAACCCTAGACAACGGAAGTAATTATTACAGATTGAACTCAGGGGAAGACAGCGTGCCAGGACTCGTTTGTTTCGTGTTAGAGCGTGACACAGATTACACTGGGACAGTATTTAAGTTATAGGGGCTGGAATGGTATTCGACAGTCTGTAAAGCCACAAGTGGAAGCAGATTGGACTAGGGTTCGACTCCCTACAGCTCCACGACCAGAAAGAAACTTATGCCTGCATACAAGTATCAATGCGTTGACTGCAACGAAATTGAAGTTATGAAGTTTGCACTAAACGAAGTCCATGTTGCACCTTTATGTCCTAAATGTGATAAACCGATGATTAGACAATTTGGTGTTCAAGCAATAAAGTTTGTTGGCTTAGGTTGGGCAAAGAATGATTCGTGAAGTGTGCAGCTGTGGAGCAGAGTTTGAAACAGACGACCGAGATGCCATTATTTTGGTAAAGAACTGGCGTAAGACACACAAGCACACAGATAAGCCACACACGCCCGATACAAGCGTTATACAGGTATCAGGCGATAACACTGTCGCATTAGGCTTTCAAGCCTTATACGACCCTTACAACGACCCATTGGATGAATAATGAGCAGATTCCCTAAACCATGTCTAGCCTGCAAAGTCCTAACAACAGGCGGAAGTTATTGCGACACACATCAAGCAACAGTTGATGAACGTGAACGCATAAGACAAAACAAACGCAAACAGGGGCGGACACTCTACGACTCACCTGCATACCGCAAAGCTAGGGCATACCTGAAAGCAACAGCAACACACTGCCACCTATGCAAGCAACCCTTTACTAATCGCAACGACATCACAGCCGATCACATAGTGCCTGGCAACAGAGATAGTGCCTTAGCCCCTGCACACTCAGTCTGCAACTCTAGGCGTGGCAACAAACCCTTGACCTAGACACAACACAAACACACATACACACAGACATCTAAAGCCATCTGAAGCAGGCAGGCTTTGGGTATGGGGGGTCAATTTTGTTTAATTGTTTCATTGTTTCACCCCGCACCTATCTCTTTAACTACAAGGTAGCTTGCGACCCAAAACTAGTCTTGCCGATTTTTTTACAAGTAGAATAGGAAGATGCCACGAAAACTAAAAGAGCTTAGAGAGTTTGCTTGCCTTGGATGTCAAGTGATTGGCTATACAAGATACGATCATCAAAGGTTTTGTTCTACGTATTGCAATCACAAATTTAAGAAAGAAACTTATGAATATAAAGTCATTGAGCCTTTTCCTTGGAATTGTGAGTGTGGCCAAGTTTTCTTTAGAACTCATTGGAGAGATAGAAGGCGTTACTGCGACAAATGTCGTTTAAAATACAAGAGAATTAGGTATCGCATCAAAACAGTCAAAAGGCAGGGTGCTCAGTTTGGTATGCGTATCTCAGCTGATGAAATTGCAGAGAGAGATAACTTTATTTGCCACTTGTGCAATGAGATTGTTGATATGTCTCTACCAAGGACTTTTGGTTTAGGTGGAACTGTGGATCATGTCATTCCTATTTCTAAAGGTGGACTTGATGTTATGGAAAATGTAAAACTTGCTCATTGGACTTGTAATCGTCAGAAGGGTAACAAAATCTAATGGCCAATCCTGGTAAGCCTGCCGAAGTCAAACGCAAACTTGGGGCTAAAGGTTACAAGGGTAAAGTCTCTGCTGATGTAATTTTGTTGCCTGCCGTTTCTGCTATCCCCGAACCTTTAAAGCCTTTGTCTGGTAGTGGCTTGGATTTGTGGGATAGAACTTGGCAGCGTGGCTTTATTTGGCTAAGTGTAAATACAGATATTCAGTTGTTGCAGATGGTCTGTGAGCAACTTGATGAGCGTGACAGTTTAAGAGCTTATGTTTTAGAGAATATTGAAGCGTGGCATGAGCGTTCTGCTTTGCGTGAATTGGAGAAAAGTATTCGCTCTAATTTGAGCCTGCTAGGTTTTACCCCTACTGATCGCATGAAACTCGGTGTGGCTGAAGTAAAGGCTGAGTCGAAGATGGAGCAGTTGAAACGTAGGGCTAATGAGCGTAATAAGTAGTTGGCCGCCTGCTTGGGTTACGCCTAGCAGTTTAGAGTTTGGTTCTAGGGGTGCTGATGCTGTTGACTTTATCAATACGTTTGTGACTTTAACTAAGGATTCGGTTGCTGGTAGTGCAGGGCAAAACATAAGGTTACGGCCTTGGCAGGAACAGTTGTTAAAAGAAACGCTTGAGCTTGATGAGCAAGGATTGTTTAAGAAGCGTACTGCTCTCTGGGGAATGGCTAGAAAGAATGGCAAGTCTGCTTTAGTCACTGGCTTGGGTTTGTGGTTTCTTATCAATGGTGATGAAGGTGGTGAGGTTTATAGTTGTGCAGCTGAGAAAGAGCAGGCACGAATTACGTTTGGGGATGCTCGAAAGATTATTGAGCGTGAACCTGAGCTTGCTGCGATGTGCAACATTTATAGAGATGTTATTGAAGTGCCTGCGACAGGTTCTATCTGGCGTGTTTTATCGGCTGAAGCGTACTCAAAAGAGGGGCTTAATGCCTCAGCTGTAATTATGGATGAGGCTCATGCCCTGCGTGATCGTTCGATGTGGGATGTTATGCAACTCTCTATGGCTTCGAGAAGACAACCTATGATGCTTGCAACAACAACTTGCGGTGTCAAAAGTGATTCGTCTGGGCAGGATTCGACTGCTTATGGTTTGTATCAATATGGGCAGAAGGTTGCTAGGGGTGAAGTTGTTGATGACAGTTTCTACATGGCTTGGTGGGAAGCACCTTTGGATGCAGATCATAAGTTGGAAGAAACTTGGTTAAAGGCTAATCCTGGCTATGGCGATTTGAACTCTAAAGATGATTTTGTGTCTATGGTTGGTAGGACTCCTGAAGCAGAGTTTCGGACTAAGCGTTGCAATCAGTGGGTTAGCAGTCAAAATGCTTGGTTGCCTGCAGGGTTGTGGGACACGCTTGCAGATAAGAGTGTTGTTGTTGATGATTTGGCTGAGATTGTTTTAGGTATTGACGGCTCGTTTAGTGGTGATACTACTGCGATTGTGGGTGTGACTGTGCCTAAGACTCGCGATGATAAGCCGCATGTGTTTTTGGTGAAGGCGTGGGAAAAGCAGGTTGATGATTTGGATGATTGGCGTGTAGATACTTTAGAAGTTGAGCAGACTCTAATTGACTTTTGCCAGACTCATCCGAATGTGAAAGAGCTTGCTTTTGACCCTTTCCGGTGGCAACGTTCGATGGCTGTGCTTCAAGATTTGGGTTTACCTGTTGTTGAGTTCCCTTCGACTTCGGCTAGGCGTATGGTTGGAGCTTGCCAGAAAGTGTTTGACTCAGTAACCGAAGCCACCCTAACTCATGATGGTGATCCGTTGCTTGCCAGGCATTTAGATAACTGTGTGTTGAAGATAGATAATTTGGGTCAACGTATCGTAAAAGAAAGCCGTAATTCACCACGCAAAATTGATGCTGGAGTGGCTTTTGTTATCGCCTATGATAGAGCAACAAGTAAACTAGAAACGATGGCGTTGCCAGAGTTCTTTCAGTTCTAAGGATGAATGTGTTACCTACGATTTTACAGGCTTTCGGTATAGCTGTTGTTGCTTTTGGTGCAGGCCTAATTTTTGTTCCTGCAGGTATTGTTTTGGCTGGTGTTGGTTTGTTGTTGTTTGGTTTGGCTTTAGATAAGGGTGGCGAGTAATGCTAAGAAATCTTACAGGCGAAAATCGTGCAATCAGTTTTCAAAGTTTGTGGGGTGCAGGTGATCTGACTTCTTTTGAAACACAGTCTTCAGCGTATGTTGACTACAACACTTCGTTTACTGTTAACGCTGTTTGGGCTTGTGTGTCTTTGATCTCTGACACTGTTTCTGCGTTGCCTGTAGATACTTATATTAGGCGTGATGGTATTGCTTACCCTTATCGCCCTAAGCCTGCTTGGGTTTCTAAGCCTGATGTTGCTATGCCTAGTGTCGCCTTTTGGCAGCAAACGATGATTAGCTTGCTGGTTGATGGTAATGCTTTTGTGCGTTTGTTTAGGGACACTAAAGGCGAGATTGTGAACATGGTAATACTTAACCCTTTGAATGTTCAGGTTAGCCGTAATGCTTTAGGTCAAAAGTTTTACACTTCTACTGTTGAAGGTAACAAGGTTTTGTCTAGTGATGAGATGCTACACATTTCGGGTTCTATTTTGATGCCAGGTGAGTTTAGGGGTAAGTCACCGATAGACACTTTGCGTGAAAACATAGGTTTAGCAATTAGCCTAGAGTCTTTTGCAGCTCGTTTCTTTGGTCAGGGAACTACACAGAATGGTGTTATCGAATACCCTGGTGCGTTGACAGCTGAGCAGGCAGAAAACTTATCTAAGTCTTTTGATAGACAACATAAGGGTTATCGTAAGGCACATAAGACAGGGATTCTTTCTGGGGGTGCAACGTTCAAACCGACTATGGTTGCTAACGATCAGGCACAGATGTTGGATTCAAGACGGCTTGCTGTTGAAGATGTTGCCAGAGCGTATCGTGTTCCTACAGACATGATTGGTTTAAATAATGGTGGGCAGAGCTATAACAGTATTGAGCAAAAGCAGATAGCGTTTTTGACCCACACGCTTAGACCTTGGCTGGCAAAACTTGAAGACGCTTTCTCAACTTTGTTACCTGATACAGCGTTTCTTGCTTTTAGCACTGATGACTTGTTGCGTGGCGATTATGCGACACGTATTGAAGGCTATTCGAAGCTGTTGCAGAATGGTGTGTTATCTACTAATGAAGTTAGGCGTAAAGAGAACATGCGACCTATTGATGGTGGCGATGTTGTGCGTGTGCCTTTGACTAACGTAAACATTGCGGCTGCTTCGTTGAATGAAGAAGAAACTAAAGTTGACATGGCACAGAAACTTATTGCTTTGGGTTTTGTGCCTGAAGATGTTTTGAAGTCACTTGGTTTGCCGAAGATAAGTCATACAGGGCTTCCAACTGTGCAACTGCAAAATCCTACGACTATCCCTGATGGTAGTTATGAAACAGGTGCTTAATGCCTTACTTTATTGAGCAGGTTCCTACAGGCTGGAATACAGTCAAGGATGATGGGGAAGTTTTAGGTCAACACAAATCTAAAGCTGAGGCTATTGCTCAGATGCTTGCAGTTAGTTTGGCTGAAGGTATCGCCCCTGGTGGGGAAAGAGCTGTTGACCCTAACAAGTCTTATTCACCCCCTGC